CCGTTGAATATTGTCTAAAATAAGAAGTAGCCGTTGAACTATTATTTCTAACTGCTATCTCCGAATAGTCAGTTGTGCTATTTGTTTGTAGTAAGAATGAAGCAGCTGCACTTGCATTGTAAATATGCAACTGTGCCAATGCTGAACTTGGGTTCCCTATTGTTAAATTAGTTCCGTCAAATTTAAAGTTACTAGAACTTGTTACGCTTGAAGTGCCGTTAAAATAAGTTACTTGTCCACTTGTCCCTGTGCCTGTTACCGGATTTGTTATTGTGCTTTGCTTTGAATTAAAAGTATTCCAATCAGTAGAACTTAAATATCCATCTTGAGAAGTGTTAGCAACTTGAATGCTAAATGCTCCTGTTGTATTATTATAACTTAATGGAGTTGTAGCACTCAAAGAAGTTAAACTAATACCACCTAAACCGGCTAAGGTATAAGTCGGTACGTTTAAAGTATTTGAAACTAAAGTAGCTGAACCACTATTCCCTGTTGTAGTTAAACTTAAAGTGCTTTGTTTATTATTAAATGTTGTCCAATCTGCTGAACTTAAAGCTCCTCTATTTGTTGCACTTGCAGTAGGTACGTTTAAAGTAATTACAGGAGTTGTAGTTCCGTTTGCAACAGTTGAACTAAAATCCGTTCCTGTTGTGCCTAATGTTAAAGCAGCTACGCTTGTAACTGTTCCTACTCCTGCACCACCTACTAAAGCAACCGTTCCACTTGCAGCAGGGAAAATTATACCATAATCATTTCCGGTAGTTAACCCACTAGGTCTAAATGAAACTGTTAATGAACCCCCAAATTGTTTATCAACTAATTTAATATTATCTGCAAACATTCTTAAAGCAGAACCTGTTACTTCATTATTAAAATAATTTGTTAAATTACCCTTTACTGAAATATTATTTGCTCCCATATCCAAAGCAGAAGTTGCTCCTGTATATGGAACGTAAGTTGAAGCAGCCGTTGCAGTACTTAATTTGTTATTAAAAGTTGTCCAATCAGCACTTGATAAAGCTCCTCTATTTGCAGCCGAAGCCGTAGGTAAATTAAAAGTATGCGTTGCAGTTGAACTTGATATAGCAAAGTCTGTTCCACTCGTTCCTGTCGCTAAAAATTGTATTTGTCTTGTTAAGTTATTTAACGTAGTTAATCCCTTAGAAAATGTTGTAACTACTTGACACAAATGATTATTCTCTGTGTGTAAAGTAACTGTTTTTGTATCTACATTTGCATATATTCTAATTGCTAATCTATCTGTTATAGTTAAAACACTTGCAGTCACAGGGATAGCAAAATAATAAGGACTTAATGTTGTTCCATTACTTAAATATTCAGGTACACTTTGACTGCTACCTAATAGCGTAAAAGTAGTGCCGTCATATTTATAAAGCTCTGCATATACATAAGGATTATGCGCATTAGAATTTACACTAAAATAAAACTCACAATTAAAGTTTCCTGCAGGCACTTCTAATAAAGCAGGGTCATTAGCATCTGTTAAATAACTCGCTATATATCCATTTGCCGAAATACTAATATCTGTTCCTGCACCTGCAATTGGGTCTTTGCTTAATTCTTTATATGCAACTCCACCTATTGTACCTTGTGAAACACTTGAATTTAGATAATAAGAAACAGAACTTCCCCCACCTGTTGATGTTGGAAAATCTGCTAATGCTCCATCCCCTCTTACATATTGAGTAGCATCCCCTGCAAAGCCTATATTAATTGTTCCTGCACTTGTTATTGGACTTCCGGTTATCGTTAAAGCATCCCCTGTTTCAGTAACACCTACGCTTGTAACTGTTCCAATAGTTGAAAATAAATCAGCTATCTGTAATAATGTTACCTTTTTAGAAACACCTGTTATTGGGTCACCTATGATTGTTAAGTCAGTAGATGCCGGAGCCATCTCTGTCGCTAGTTGATTTATTTTTTTAGATTCCATTAGTAGGTATTTGACAAGTGTCGTTTAATGAAGATAATGTTAATGTAAAGTCTATTTTAACACCTGCTAAATAATCAGGGTCTGATTCAGTATAAAATGATAATGTCATACTATCACTAGCAATCCAATTGTAAATAGGGTCTCTTAATTCAGCGACCATATCCTGACCAACTAAAGTCATATCACTTAATACCTCTGTCTCGTTTGTTTCTTCCATTAACATTCTATCCATAACATAGATAGAAAAATTATATTGTATTTGCTTTGCTAGTATCTGTGCATCTATTAAACTAAAAAACATAGCAGGATAAGTAACCTCACCATTGCTAAGTCTTTCCCACACATCACCGAAATACACGAACTTAATTTGCTCGTGGTTGTTTCCGAATGTTGTTATTTGCTTTACTATTTGATTGAGTGTTAATCCCATTATTTTTTGTTTTTTCTAAATAAACTTTTAGCTTATTTTGATTTTTAATGTTTGCTTCTTTGCTCATATTAACATCCTATTTTGCCCTGATACTTTTGTTCTAAGTTTTTATTCTCATAAACATTATCATCTTCTAAATATAAAGATGAAGTATAACCCTCTAAATCAGGAATGATTGTATCTATCCCACTTGTAAAGTTTAAATATTCAGGGTACAAAGTATTGTTTTGTCTTAAATACTTAATCAATCTTTGCTTGTAAAATTCTGCTCTTGTCCTGTATCTGTTAGCCACATCAATCATATCTTGCATTGATGGGTTTTCTGTATTGTCTCCTGACTTTCTTAATAAACCTTTGTTATAAAACTGATATGATAACCCCATAGGTAACTCACTCATAACATAATAAATCAAACAATCGGCTATATAATTATTTAGTAATAAAGTTTCGTCTCCATTTAATGTTGAACCGTTTATTGCACTTTGCAATTTATTATATAATGTACTACCCAATGCAGGGAGTATATACATATCCTGTGCCGTTTTAATTTCCGGCAATATTAATTTCTCATCCACGTTTGCGTGTAAGCCGGTTCTATCTTTTATCCCTTGTACTGATATGAATAATATATTTAATGACATTTCTTATTTTTTTCTTGTTACTATGTTTGTTTTCCACTCGTGTCTGCAGGATTCACTTATAGTTCCGTTATCGTTCCACCATCCACCTCTCCTATCCCAAACAGAATATCCTAATCTTGCACTCATCATTTCAATATCACTTCTGCTATAAATTTTATTAGCATCTAGTAAAGCTACACAAAAAGGTCTGCTATTAGTTTTATCAGAATTATTAAATCCTGCTATCCAATCATAAGAATACCTAACTAATATTTCAGTCGTTTCAGGTTTTACTTTACCTACTGTTTTAGATAATGGTTGCGTTAATTCTCTTGAAACAATTATATTGCTATTAATACCTTTACCTATTTTTGTTTCAGTAGTTTTTAGGATATTTCTATCTTCTAAATCTTTTAATATTGTATTGATAGTATCTACATCTTCATCTAAAACTTCTGCCAATACCTCAGGGGTTACATCTTTTTGTTTAGAAATTTGGTCTAATATATCTGATTCTAATTGTGTAACATCAGCGAACATATGAAAGTCGGATTCATCACTAAATCTTTTCTTAGATTTCCAAACATTAAACGCATCCTTGCTTTCACCGAATTCATAAAATACACCAAAGTCTTGTGCTGCAAATTCAGCATCCATCTCATCCGAACCTAGCCAAGTATTTACTTCATCATCACTTAAAGCATATCCTGTTTTAAGCATTGCAGCAGCTTGTTCTCTATTGATTTTACCTTTAGTAAACTCACGAATGATACGCTGCATATTTTGCCACTCACGACCTTTTAAACCTTTGATATGCTCGTTAACTGATAAGCCCTGTGCCGGAACTATTGCCTCAGCAGTAGGTGCGTATTTAGTCATATCAATACCAATCTTTTCTAATATCCATTCTTTAGGTGCTACTTCTTTAATAGTTTGCTCACTAAACTCAATTCCTATTGGTTCAGTAGGGATAATCTTTATTTCAGTTGTGACATTTTTATATTTAGCTAACATATTAAATACACTTTCTAAATGCATTTGTTTAGCATTTACATATGTGTTCTTAAATATCTCATAGCCATCACGCATTTCTGTTCTGCTGCCTAGCTTACCGGCTTCTGCAATACCCATAATTGATGGGGTCGTAACCTGATGACCACTAAATATGTTAGTCTGTATTAATTCATCTACTCTGCCAAAATCTTCTTTTGTTAAATCACTTGTACCCAAATCATCTACGACAGGCTTCCTAGATATATCATTGACAAAAGCAATCATATATTTTTTACCGTCTGCACCACTATAAGTTTTTCTTAATCTGTTATCTACATTGCGCTTCTCCTCATCATTAGGCTCACCATTCGGTAAGGTAATAAGTTTACTAGCAGAAAACCCTGTCTGTGCATTTCCTAAGATATGCTTAGAAACTTCAATGTCAGATTCAATATAATTTAATGCAGCAAAATAACTAGGTAATCCATATATACCAATATTAGGTCTGTACTCTTTTATGTACAGAATTTGTTTGCCTGTTGGTTGCTTAGGGTTAAATGCAGCCACAACTAATGGCTTTATCTTATTGTCTTTCCAATCTTCCTTATACCAATACTGTGTATTGTCTTTGTTAGTTCTTATCTTAACATAATCACAATGCCATAACTCGGCAATGTTACCGGCTAAATCCCAAATAACTTCTAAGTAAGCACCACCAAATATTTCAACATCTAAAGATACTTTTCTAGTTAAATCGTTTAAAGATTCAACCCTGTTAGCTTTATCTATAAATGCCTGTGCATCAGGTTCACCTGACCAACCATTGCCGGTAATATAATGCACCTTACTTTTAATAATGGCACTATGCTTTGATGACTTATTGTATAAGTCAACTATGTATTCCGGATAATCGTTATTTTCTCCGTATTTAATATATCCACCATCTACACCCTTTTTCTCTTTGAATTCAGGTTGCCTAGCCTCTGCGAATGTTAATACTCTTAAATCTATCATTGTCTAATTGTATAAGTGTCTGTTGTTGTATATTGGTTATATGTTAGGGTCGAACCTGAAAGCCACATAATACCTGTTTCTAGCTTGTTTAAGCCTGTTGGATTTAAGTTGCTAGTACTTGCTTGTTCGTACACTTCGTAGGTATATTGACCCTCTAATGCAGCACTAAAGCTAGTGTTAGTAACAATTGTAAATTCATTGTATCTATCCTTGTATAAACTTAAATCAGATGTATTTAAAACCACAAATTTAATAATGTTATTACTACTTCTATTTGTAAACACAAATAAATAGTTAGGTGTTATCAATAACTGCTTTTCAGTTAAAGTCATTATGATTGTATTGGTCTGTCCCTTAGTTAAATGTATCATCTATTATAAATAGCAATAATAATAATATTTACAAAACAAGTAGGTAAAGCTATTATTTGACTTATATATTAGCAATATGTTTCTAAAACTGCACTTTTTGATGTGCTTTTTGTGATATTTTCACAAAATTGGAACTTTAATTCTAATATCTTGTTGTACTAAAATTATAATAAGTGGTCATTAAAGTAACATTAGAATAGGCTTATGTTACTTTTAAGGGACATTATCAGCATAAAGTAAAGCTAAGACTTGACTTGTCCACTTTTTTATGCTGTTTACGGAAACGTGAAAGGTGTAATATAGTGAACAAAAAACCCCCACCTAGAAAACTAGGCAGGGGAACTAACTATGAAAAACTGTAAACTATCCTGCAGTTGTAAGAGCAGCAGCTACTGTACTATTAACCTCAGGTGCTAAAGCAGGTTCAGCTCCTGTGAATGTTAATGTATAACCACTTCTGTCTCCCTCAGCAGTACCTGTTGCAGCACTACCGGCAGTCAAATCCAATGACCTTGTTTTACCTAGCATAAAGAACTTACCATTGTTGTCTTTAGCAACTGCTGTAAGACTATTTTGTGCTAATAAAAGAATTTCATTTCTCGTATTTGCTTGTAATTTATTTAAGATTATTGTTAATTCAGGAGTGAAAAACAAGGTACCATTTTGAACATTCGATGCTACATTTTCAGTAAACATTGAAGTTCCTTTTGTTAACTCGTATTTATAAAACTTCTTACCTGCAGCTTTTACTAAAGCAGTAATAACACCACTAGCTTCTGTAGTTGAAGTAATATCCGAACTTGCAATAAAATAAACCTCTGTAATTCCACCTAGTGAATCACGACAATCAAGGGTATATCCTTGTGTTAATGCACACGCCATAATATTTATTTTATTTTATTTAAAAATGGGGAGTATATTTCAACTCCCCTTTATAATTAGATAGCTACTTTTACAATCTCATCAGGGAATGCAATGTTCACACCCATTTTGAATTCTGCTGCAAAACGTACTTCATCAGCCTCTTTAGCAAAGAAGATTTCAAATTTTTCTTCTTCGTTTAATAAGTCTGTACCTAAGAACAAATTGCTTAAACGCATTGCGTAAATATCATTTGTGCTATTTAAACCTTCTACTGCAACTACTTTAATTGGAGTACCCGGCAATACAAATTCGCTATCAGCTTTACCATCAAAAGAGTAGTTAAACATATTAGCATTCTTCAATGCAATAGTGTAAGTACGGAAAGTATCTTGACCAACAAAGATAGTCATATCATCAGCAGCTACAACTTTAGCAGGGATTGCTTTGTAAACACCATCTAATAAACTAACTACGTTAGCTGCAGTGATAGATGTTAATGGAGCACCTGAAACATATCCTGATACGTTAGCATCAACTACACCACTAGCAGCACCAATCAATTTGATTAAACCATCAAACTTGTTTAAGTTACCGTTTGCAGAAGCAGTATCACCTTGCCAAATAGAAGTCTCTAATTGAGAAGCAATTGTTTTAGCTTTTCTATCAGCATAATCTTGCTCGAAAGGAATTGAATCATACTGAGAACCTGTTGGTAAAGCCTTTTGTAAATACTTAGCTTCTAATGCCTTTGGACATAAAGCCTCTTGAACTTTGATTTTACCTACTGTTACAGTTCTTTGTGTGAAAGAAGTTGTACCTGATGCGTTCCAACCACAAGACCCACCTGCTTGGAAAAAAGCATCTGTGTCCATAATGTTAATGGTCTCTGCTGATTTAACTCCAACCATTACGTTGCCTGCACTCTTAATTAAAGCTGCAGTTTTTGCTCCTAATACAGAAGAAGAAACCAATAATGCTTCGTTCTCTTTTGTATAATTTGTTAATGTACTTACTGAAAATGACATTTGTTATAAATTTATTTGTTTAAAATTGCGTTTCTATATTTCTCTAATCTTTCGTATTTACTATCATTAGTACTTACATAAGATTGAAATGCGTTTGCTGCTTTTTGAGTAGGTTCAGCAGTTGGGGTATTTGAAAGTGCTTCTACTAATTCAGCTACTTGTGCAAATCCCTCTTTTACTTTGCTCTCTAATTTAGCAATCTTCGCATCTAATTCCATTTTTTTCTTCTCATAATCATCCTTTAACTCTTGAATCATTGCAGTTGTATCTTGCGCAGGTTCAACAGGTTCAGCCGGTGCAACAGGTTCTTCTTCGATAACATCTTCTTTAGGAGATGCTATTTCTACGATTACACCTAACTCATCAACTTGGATAATTGTGCCATCCATTAATTGATGCTCACCTTGTGGAGCAGGAGTGCCATCAGCCATCTCTACCATACCACCAATTTCTAATGCAGAAATCATAACCTTAGTACCATCTACTAAAGAATATTCAGCCATTTCTACCTTTGTAACTGTAGGCTCTACAGGTGCAACAGGCTCAACAACTTGTGGCATATCTTCGAATAATGCCTTGATTTGTTTTAATGCTTCTTTTGGATTCATTTTATTTTTCTTTAAATGTCAATATATAGCCTAGTTTATCACTTAACCATTTATCCCTAATATTTACCGTTCATCACATTTTTTAAAAAAGGTGCCTAATTGTTTGGAAGATGTACAAAACCTGTGTACTTTCGTTATGTAATCAAATGACAAACACTATGAGCCACAAGATTCTCCCCCCTCCGATTGAAGTTAAGATGTTTCTGCTTTTAATCGTTTCTGCTATCGTTTCAGTATTTATCCAATCATTAATCAAATAAAATAAACACTATGAAAAATCTAATTGAAAAGTATGAAAGTTTGGGTTATTCTTTGAATGTTAAAGAAGAACCACTTATTATTGCTAACTGTATGAAACTTAAAAGTAAAGCAAGATTCCCTAAGCCTTTATTTAATTTCAGATTCAGAAGCATTGAAAGAATGAATGAATTCTGTACTGAATGGATTGAAAGAGTAGAAACTAATATCAATTCACAAAATGAATTAAAAGCTAAAAAGAAAGAAGCACAAAAGGTAATGAACCACAATTTTAAAGAAGGTATGATTCTTTACAATAGTTGGGGATATGACCAAACTAACATTGACTTCTATCAAATTGTTAAATCTAAAGAAAAATCAGTAATTTTAAGAGAAATTGCTAGTAGCACTGTTGCAGGTTCAGAAGGTTTTATGAGTGCAAGTGTTAAGCCTGTTAAAGATTATTTTGTAGGCGAACCAATTCTTAAAAAAGTTAATCTTTCAGTAAATTATAATGGAAGCATTAGCTATCACATTGCAGCTAAATATGGTTGTTTCTGCGAGTATGCAAATGCAGAATCAGGAGTTTACTCTAGTTGGTACGCTTAATTAAATATGAATAAAATAAAATATAACTCACTAGCCCTTGCTGCTGAATACCACAAGTATCAGCAGTATGGGGTTAAACCTTATCTGTATCATTTATTAGATGTATGGTTTGAAGCAGAAAGGTTTTGCAATCAAAATAATATTGTAGGGATAAAAATGGATGTAATTCTTTCTGTATCTGCATTACACGATATACTTGAAGATACTACCTTATTTGAAAGTAAACTTAAGCAAATAAGTAATAAAGTTTATACTAATGTTAAACTGTTAACTAAAAAACCACCATTAGATAGATACTATATTGAAATATCAAAAAGTGAAATAGCTTCAATAGTAAAATTATGTGACAGGATATGTAATGTTAGGGAATGCATAAAGAATAGAAACTACCATAAACTAAAAAAGTATATATCTGAATCAAATGAATTCAAGATTATATACTCTAATATTAATAAGCCTTTATCTAATAAGTTAGAAAGGCTTTATTTAAAAGGGAAGCTAATTAGTATTTTTCGTATTCAGCCTTACTAATCATTTTGCCTTCTAAAATAGCATCAACCAATTTGTTAGGTGCACCTTCTACTTTGTATGGGGTCGCACCTTTTTCTTTAGCTTCATAACCACCCTCAGGGATATTTCTAAAAGCAACTTCTTCAAAAGAATTCTCAAAGAATACTTCTTTCCCATTGGCAATTTCACTAAGTAAGTTCTCATTTCTCATATACACAATTTACTAATATTATTTGATTATTACAAAAATTTACTGTAATATTTTTTAGATTCTTGCTCTATTTGTTTTCTTTGTTTATCATCCTTCCCAATTGTTAATACACGATACTTTTCGTATAAATCGTGACCTTTTCCACCTTCAATACCAACTTGCTTTTTAATTTCATTATACTTCTTTTCACCTAGTATCAATTTCGCATTTTCAGGCTTTTCCTTAGCATAAATCATTTTAGGTGTATTTACCTGTATTTCTGCAGTTAGTCCATTAGAAGTCTTTATATTGATAAGATTGCCACTATAACCTAAAGGATTAGATTCGTGTGTCTGTGTTTTAATCCTGCCATTTCCATTAGCTACTCTAGGGTCATTACTTAAATCCTTTATAATGTTTTGCATTGCTACAGGGTCATCAGTAATAATAGTATTTCTTACAGAATCTTTAATGTTACCTAGATTCCCATTTTCTTCTGTATTAGTTTTTCTTACAATAGAATCTGCTGATTTCATATTGATTGGAGTTACAACTGCACCATATTTTTCTGCTAAATCTTTACCTAATTTATCTACCTCAGGTGCTGCATCTTGTGCTTTAGAAACTAAGTCTTTTACATCTTCATCTTCAACAGATACGGTTTTGCCACCACCTGTTGATTCTTTATCACCACCACCCTCAGGTTGCCTACCACTTCCCGGCCCTCCTAATTCAACTCCTTCTAATATTTTATATATTTCACTCATTACCTGTTGTTCTTTTGAAACTTTAGGGGAGTAATTAAATATACCCTCAATTGAAAATCCGTTCACGTTCCCTTGCTTTACTTGATTCCATACATCCTCATTTTCAACTAGCATAGAAACGAACCAACTGCCATCCGGTGCATCCTCAAATCCTTTCATTGGGTGTATGCCTCTTGTCTTATCACTAATAAAACTCTCAAACATTGTTACCCCTGTTTCAATTTGGTTAGGGTCGTGCATTAGGTTCACATTGTTTTGATACCCTTTCTTAAAATACTTTTGCACAATCTTAACAATCGTGTCTTTAGAAAAAGCAACATAGTAGTCACCAAAATTAGCATCACTTCTAAAGATAGGAGTGTCAGCCAACATAGCGCAGCCACTAATAATATGCTTATCTTCACTAACAATTTGAAACTTCTGTTCATTTTTAAATGCATTCCAATTCTTTTGAATTGCAGGTCTATCTACTAATGAAACGAATTGCACCTCTGCATCATCATTTAAATCATCAGATATTTCCAACATATATAAAGGTAATTCCATAACTATAAATATATTTATTTTAAATATTAACTAAATCGTGCCCTTTGTTTTATTGCTTCTACTCTTTGTTGGTTGCTTGTAACATCAGTCTCAATCACATATGCCCTTACTGCTTGATTGCCCATTTGGTTAATTGACGCTTGACTTATGTTTGTAGTCTGTGCTTGTGGTGCAGCCGGTATAATAGGTGCAGAAGTTGATACGTTAGGCATACCACCACCACCACCACCACCTGCTGCTGCTGAATTTATTGATTGAATACCTTGTGCTGATGCAGCAATAACTGATGCAATAGATAAAGCACCACCTATCCTTGCAGGGATAAAAGCAGGGTTAGGAATTCCGGGGGGTAGTATAGCAGGTACACTCATCATTTGTGTAACAATTTTAGCAATAGCCGCACCCTTTTCTATTAACAATCCTGCAATAGCTACTGCTTTACTTTTACCTGCAATTTGACCTATTAAAGCACCTGCTTGTGCTGCAAAGTCAATATATTGTAATTGCAATGCCATTTTTGCATCCTGTGCTTTTTTCTCTGCTAATGCTTCTTCATCTATTATTTTAATCCTTTCATCACCATACTTTTTATATATTTGTGTTTTTTCAAATTCAGTTAACTCTGTATTTTCAAGTTCAATAGCTTGTTGCTCTTTAAGCAATTCTAACTTAGTTGAATACCTTTCCTTATCAGCTTCAAAATCTACATCATTTGCTGCTATTAATTTATTAATATCTTCAATCCTTTGTTGAACTCCTAGAGCCCTTATACCTCTTTCATCTTCTTGTTTTTTTAATAAGTCTTCTTTTTCTTTCTTAGCTTGTTCATCAGTTTGTTCTTTAGTTATTTTTGTTATTTCTGCATTAGCTTTATTCCCTAATTCAATAATTAAAGCAGTTTTAGTTGTAGCTTTTAATTTTTCGTTAGCATTAACTTGATTTATCTCTTGAAGAAGTTGGGCATCTACTGCTGCTTTTTTTGCTTGGTATTCATCTGTAATACCTGCAATTTCAATTTCTGTCTTTAATTTTATTATTTTATCTTGCGCATCTAATTCAGCATCATCTTTTTCTTTTTGTAATTGTTTTGCTTTTTCATTATTTTGTTTACTTATTTCAGATGCTTTTTTACCTGCATCTTCACTTTGCTTTTTTTGTTTTAATTGAAAATCATTTTGTGCTGCAATTCCCTCTGCATTTATTTTATCAATTTCCTCTTTATCTTTTTGCCTAGCATCAGTATTATTTTCACCAACTTCTTTATAATGTCTTTGTAAAGACCTTATCCTAGCTGCTCTTGCATTTTGTTCAATTTCAAAAATTTCTTTTTCACTCTTACCGGCTAGTTTTGCTTTTGAAAGGTTTATTTTTTCTTGATTTGATAAGAAGTCTTGTTCAGCTTTTAATCCTGCATCAGCAAATTTTAATACACTCGCATTTAATTCTCTTTGTGCTTCTGCAGCTTTTTCAGCAGAACTTTGGAAACTTTGAAATGCTGCTACTGCTTCACCTAATGCAATAATAAGTACACCAATACCTGTTGAAATAATTGCAGTTTTCATTACCTTAAATGAAGTAGATGTAACCTCTGCTGAAATTCCTAATGCTTTTAAAGAAAATGCTGCAGCTTTATTAGCCATCTCATTTGCTTTTTGGAATATTGTAGTAGATTTTATTACTGCTCCTAATTGCTTAAATGAATCAATGCTTTCACCAACAGATTGCAACCCTTGTGAAATTGCCATCGCTGATTGAACCTTTAATAATGTCTTTTGGACATCTTCTGATTCAACACCGAATAATGCCATAGCACCTTGTACTGCACCAAATCCACCGGCAACTCCTGATAGTGAAGCAGTTAATGCCTTAAACTTTGCATCAGGATTAAAAGCCTCTGTTAATGCCTTAGCATCACCTATCGCATCTTTAAGTTCAGCAGCTCTTTTAGCTGCATTTATAGCTTCTTTTGATGTAGCACCAAACTTATCAGCCAATGCCGTTACCTCCTGTTGTGCTTCTCTTAATTGTTTTTTAAGTGAACCTACCGAGCTCGTAGCACCTGAGGTATCTACGTTTACATTTAAATTTAAATTCTCTGCCATTAGTACGTTGTTTCAATTACTTTTAATAAACTTATTTTGGTCGTATTGTATTCCATTGGGTTATAACCCTCTACCTTATTTAATCTAAATAGTACACCATCTATCCAAATGTATTTGCTAAAGTCTAAATTAAATATATCGATAGTATTTAATAAAGCCGAACAGGTTAATAGCTTACTGTTCTTATCCGTTATCTCTGACATATATGTACTATGAAATACATTGAACACATTATTGCTAGTGAAATTATCTGAACTATAAAATATTTCTTTAGGTGCTCCAAAATTAACATCATTTTGTGGATTTGCAGGGTCGTCTAAATGTCCTGCATAACCGTATGAAGTTAATGTCAATAGCGTTGCTGATAAATTTTTAATAGACCACGAAGCTACTGATGCTATTTTCTTTACTTGCATTATTCTAATTATGCTATCCATACTATCCTCTGCACTATTGGCATTAGACTTTTTATAAATAGCCGGATATACTTTATCAGTTCCAATAGCTTTAAATAAAACTGATGGTGCAAATATTACATCAACAGTCTCCGTATTCTTACTAAAGTCAAATGAAGTATCAAATATCCTGTCACCATAAGATTCCGAATATTTCTTTTTATAGTTGTCATTGTAAAAGTCGCTATCTTCTTTAAATTTAAAATTGTAATACCTAGCATTCATTTCACTCATTGGCTTAATGCTTAAAGGCTTTGACCTGTCTATTTTATTAGACCAATCATTTGCGTTGGAACTGCTAACATCATAAAAATCAATATAAGGTTTTATGATAATGTTATTCTCTTGATACCTGTCATCATATACATATAGATTAAACATTTTACAAATGCTTAAAAATAAGTCTCTTTGAAATATCCCTTTAGGAATACAATCATTCATTAATAAATTATCCCCTATTGATAATGCTACCGGTATTAAAGAAATAGCATTAAAGCTAACATCACCATCATTTATTGTAACAGGATTGTCATTTTTATTATCTGCATCATTAGCAAATCTAAATTGTATGTAATCGTTTTGTATCATTAGTATCTCAAAAGTTCCACCAATAAAAAAGTCATCAGTAAAAAATTCGCTATAAACAGTAATGCCATTTTTTAGAATACTAAAAGTTCCCTCTTGTGAAGTCCCTGTAAAGTTATAATCAAACTTTAGATTAAAAGAAGTAGCACCGGTATATGTGAATTTAGAATTAGCACTTGATGGAACTAACCCTGAACCGGTAACTGTTGTAAATCTAACAAAGGAAATATTTAATACCTCTTGTGGTGCAGTTAACAAAGCATTGTTTAAGTCACTTGTCGTTTTAGTTAACTGCTTTTGATTGTGTGGTATTACTAATCTTTTAAAGTAATCTGTTGAAAAGAAATCACACTCATAAGTATAGTCTATATTTTCAAACATCTTATCTATATATTCTTTGATATATATTGCCGGTCTAAATGTAGTATATTGAAAATCTACTTTGTTTGTACTTACGTTTCCGTAATCTATCAATGGATAATAATAACCTACACCTCTTGCAGCATCCCAACTTGCAGTTATATTAGTTGTATTGTAAACGTGGTCATAAGCACTGAAATCTAAATCTTCTAATTTCTTATTACCTATTGTATTCATAAGACCACCTAACTCACCAAAGACGCTGCATTGATATTCAATAGTTTCCTTATCTACGACTATTTCCAAAATCCTTAATGTGCCTTTAAATATTTGTACCTTGTCAATATATATAATACACTTAGCAGATTTACTTGCATTGAAATTATAGTTTACATTTGCTTTAGTTTCATCAAATTCATTAGCATTCCCAATATCAAATACAAATCCAAATATTTGGTTATTCCTAGCCGTACCGGATAAAGATATTGTTTTACTAAATGATGTGTTCTTAGTTCCAAAGTCTGTTATGTCATCTATGGTATAAGTAAATTCTGTACTTATGTCCTGCAATAAATCTAGTCTGTTATCTTCTATATATATTTCTGTACTAATCATTATCTAAATTGACTTGTTAAATATTTACCAATTTCAATATCTATTTCAAAGTTAAATAACTTATCACTTGTTTCTAATTTATATTCATAGTTAGTGCTGCTAATTGTAACAGGGAAATAAGCACCTTGTACTTCCATATATACAATCGTACTTGCGAATAACTGTGCCAACCATTCATAGTCCTGTTCACTTACCCAATCGGATATTAGATGGAATTTATCCTTATGCTGAATAGCATAGTTTAAAGTCGTTTCATTATACTTGTTATATGAATCAATGTTTGACATTGTATTGCCGGATAGCTGCCAATCGTTTCTTCTATACGAAGCCCTTTGTAATTCGGTTGACCTTTTATTAACCAATGCAAATTTCATAGTGTCCCAACCCCCTAGCCTATTAAGGAAATGCAAATTGTACTGCCTATATTTAGGATAGCACTTTTGTATAAACTGCAGTTTCCTAGATACTGCCACCCCTCGTTTTATATAAACATTATAGCCATAAGTATCTTCTGTAACTAATGTCCTACCGGCAAAAGTATTTATATGCCCTGCCTGACAATTAAATAAATTCATTTCACCTGTGAATGTTATGCCACCACTTACTGTATCTATGACCGAACCTGCTTCGTTTAAAACATCAACGATAGCATTATATGTACCGGCAGTAATCTTAAAATATGTGGCATAAAAATTATCCCCATACTCAATAGTAATCTTTTCCGTTTCCCTTTCCGTTATCCAATCATCTGTAAAGTTTTCTAATAATAGATTGTCGTAGTAATCGGATAGTACTAATGGTGTATTGTTGTTTACAAATAATATATCTGCAAATAATGGTGGGTAATAATTATATGCAGCTAATGCACCGGATGCAAGGTTTGATGTAGTTATTAAACTGCCACCACTTACATATTCCTCACCTACTCTAATTTGGCTATCTACTTTTATCTTATCATTAGATGCTACTAATATAGAACTGCCGGATGGTTCAAAGTAATTAGTTACATATGAACGTACCATTGGTGATGCATTAAACACTCCATAACTGCCCTCTGCTGATGGGGATGGATATACCTTTGTCCTGCTCACTTGTGAACCGTTTACATATACATCATACACGAACTTAAATGCAGTTAACCCTACATTTGTTGAACTTGATACGAACCATAAGTCATCGTGCATACTTGAATAAGGTGCAGGGCTACTTTGTATTGTTATTGCCATTTTTTATTTCTTTACCTATTTGTCTAATTTTAATTTGAATATCTTTACCTAGTGCTGCCTCCATAACTTCATAGAAGTTTTTACCAAAGGTTTCTTTTTGTGCATTATCAAAATAATGCGTTGACCTTATTCCCTTTCTGTGGATTGACCTAGCCACCATAAATGCCAATGACTTTTTGCTATCTATTGCTTTTTCTTCTACACCTAATTTCTTATATTTCTTTACTGCAGTTACTTTCAATTTATTATAGCCAAGCCATTTTTGAGCAGCAGATATTGGAATAGCTTTTTTAGATGGGTTAAATTTATAAGGGGTGTTTCCGTCTGCCTTAACATTCTTAGTTCCCTTTACACCTTTGTTTATAAAGTCCCAATACTTAGAAGCCGGTTCACTTTTAGGATAACCCAATGAAATAGTATATGCAGTATTAAACTTTGTAAACTGCATTCTAATATCATTAATAGCACCGGATGCAATAGATTTGTTTTTGTTTAAATTCTTTTGAGCAGTAGTAATAAAATCAGCACCAAAGTCTTTAAGCAACTTTTCAATAACAGGCATATCTCCCTCTTTCATAGGTTGCTCACCTAGTGTATTTAGGAACCCATCCCCTATTGCTTTTGCCTGTGCCTTGCTAATACTCATACTAATAAATAGGGCAAAGGTATAAAAATAACTAACCCCCACCTTTTTAGGGCAGGGGTCAGCAAATCAAAAAACACTATCTATCTAACCTTCTTTATTTGCTCTTTGTCATAATCATTCTTAGCTTTTAAGTATGAAAGTATATTTAAACATTCTATTGTGCTAAGTTCATACGCTTCCGTAACTGTGCAACTTTCGTATTCGGCAATAAGTTTGGTGGAATACTGCCATCCAAAGTAGTGCATAAATCTTGAACCACCTCTTTCGCTTTGTCCTGTGTCATCCCTGTTTGCATCAGTTTGCTCACCATATAATCCTGTGAAACTTCTATCCAATTTCTGTATACTTGATAAAAAAAAACAAGCGAATGGTAAACATCTATAAATCTTGCAGTCAGCATATCCTCTGAATATTGTTCGTGCTTACTAGCATCATACTTTTGTTTGAACCAAATACCCAATATCCTTTTCTGTGGGATAACCATTGTCGCTGCTAACTTGTGCAGGTTATTATATAAGTCCTCACTAAAGACCTTGCTTTCAATATACCTAGCAAATGGCATCTTGCTCACATCATAGTTTATCTTATACCTTTTGGTTTTGTTAATTGATATATACTTAACCGGCTTACCGGCAATCGGTTGTGTTAAGAATAAGATGCTTTTCTTTAGCTTATTAAATTGGGTTATTGTAAGGCTATCAACCTGTGCCTCTGTCATATCATTAACTATTGATACTAGCTTAGAATTGACTTCTATTTCAGTAAGGTATTTGTCCTTAGAATTATAGACATTATATATCTGCTGATATTGCCAAACATTTATTTTGTCCCACATATGCTTTTGATTTTGGATAAAGATAATGCAATTACATATATTAAACAAGCTATTGGAATACTAATGATAAAAAATCTTATGTACTTCATTGTTAATCGTTTATGAATTTATAGAATATCCATTTGGCTAACTCCCATAAAATAATTGCTAATATTACTGTCATAGTTATTCTTTATAAAAGTCCTCTTGCAATGATATTAATTCCCTAGTCATATTTTTAATTTCCAATTCCTTTTCAGCTAATTGCTTTTCAAGTCTTTGTATCTTTTGAATGAGACCCTCTATTTCCATTTTGTCTAATATGCCTTGTTTTAATTCGTAGTTATTCATAATGTTATTTTATTTTATTATACATCTTTTCTGCTTTCTTAATTAATGTTATTAATGATTCAAGTGTATCAATATCTAATGTTATATGGGTATAACCCTCCGTATTTATTTGTATATCTTCTGCTCCATTAAACTTACATTCATATTCATCTAATTCACAGTCTACTATTGTAGTAGTTATTTCATCATTATTAAGTATAAGTTTATTATTATTAGGATATAATAAATCTTCAATGTTTTTATTCATAGTTATAGTTTTTAAAATATCCCTGCCCATCTAGGAAACTAACCAACATCCCTATTGTTTAATTTATTTGATTGTTTGTTGCAGGGATAGTATGTTTAATTATTTTGAATGTATGCAGTTGCTAAGATAGCTAGTATCATTATTACTACTGCCTCAAAGTTATATTGTTTCTGTTTCATAATATATGTGCGTTGGTCAGTCGCACCCCTGACTTTAATTAGTTATTCATTTCCTTTTACTACATCATTATTTAGTAGCCATAGACAATGTTTGATTGTTGCCTCGTGAATAGTTCCACATCCCATTGATTGACAGATATAACCTTCTTTAAGGCATATCCAGTAATCAGGTTTTCCATCTTCAATGTTTCCCATTTCGGAAAATGCATCAGATACTCTAATGTCTTTTTTTGCTTCTGCAAATGATTTTACTTTTTTAAACTTTTCCATAGTGTTTGTGTTTTTGGTTTGTTTGATAAATCAAAGATATATAAACTTATATACTACTTCCAAACATATTGCTAACTATTTTTAGACTTTGTGATGAACGGTAAATATCAGGGATGAACGGTAAATGAGCCGGTTATCAATCAAATACGGCTCAAAGTTGCACTATAAAGCAACTTCTTATGATTGATTAAACAAATGAGTATCTGCCGTTACCCCTTTTCATACTGTAATTATTCCAAGCCAAAGCCAATGCCATAACACAGTCATCGTGGAATCCACTAGGTGCAGAGTACTTAACCCCATTGGCTGTGAACTGATATTCAAAGACTTGTAACTCATTGGTAATTGCTCCCTCAGGGAAGCCTATCCTGCCCTGTTGAATGGCAGTAGCAAGACCCTCCATTAGCTGCTGCTTACTTGAACTTGTAAACTTCAATCCCTCAATGGCTATCCCCTCCCTTTGTAAGTCCTCTAGGATAGGGTCACCAACTCCGGTGCTATCGACTAATATAGGGCATCTAGGCAGCCTCTTTATGTTTTCCTTAGTATTATGCCAATCCATTTGATACCTGTCAAAATAAGCCACGTTACCCCCATTATCAAGCCCTATGATTACGGTATGGTCAACAGACTTTGCAAGGTCAATACCAAATGCCACTATCGGCTGATTGCTCATAGGCTTAGTGCAATCCTGTATAAATTTGTTACCAAATGGGTTCGCACTATTCTCACTAGGGTTTGCCATATACTCCTGCTCAAATACTACATTCGGCAATTGCATCCTAGCTTCATCTATTTCCTGTGGGTCTATGAATGGATTGTCATAGCTAGTAAACTTAAACGAAGCCCAATCATTCTCACCGGCTTTCATAAATAAACTATAAAAATAGTTCTTACCTCTAGGGGTTGAAAGGAATATAGCCTTACCCTTGTAATCGGTCAGCGTTGGTCTAATACTATTTTGCCATCCGGATTCTAACTCAGGGATAAATGATGCTTCATCTATTATAACCAAATGAAACTTGCGACCTCTTAAGTTATCCAATCGTTCACCTGTAAAGAATTCCACCTGCCCACCGTTAGGGAAATCTATTTTAAGGTCAGACTTGTTTTTAGGCAGTTCTAGGGATTCAGTTAGCTTTGCAAAGAAAACCTTAGCCAATCCATAAGTAGGGGTTATATAAGCCACAGAAAGCCCTTTAACGGCATAGGCTACTGAAAGTATCTGTGATAGTTCTGACTTACCAAATCTACGACCACACATTACAACCCTAAAACGCTTGTCGCATTCTAATATTTTCTGTTGGTTTGCGTGTGGGTTAGGTAGAAATATCTGCATTATAAAATGGTTTTACCATCTACAAAGATTACCTCAATTTTATTATCTGACTTAATATCCATCTGCTCTTTAGGCTTACCGTACACTCTAGTCAATAAAGTGTCTAATGAGTATAAGCTGCCATTGCTCATAGACTTTAGGATTGCCTTAGCTACTGTCTTTTCTAATACTGTTGCTTTGTCATTTGTGCTAACTGTTCTAAGTTCTTCTTCATCCATTGACATCAAAGCCTGAATGCTATCATTAATTTCTGATAGCTTATAGCCTTGCTCTTTTAATAGGCTGACATATTTTCTAGGTCTGCCATTAGGGTTTGCGACTTCTCCCTTTTTAAATTGATGTTGTATTATATCTTGTGCTGCCATTGTGCTATTATTGTGCTATTTATTTATCTAATTTAGATTTAAAATGCTCACAAAGTTTATCCATTTTACCTATGTAGTAAGTCATAAAATCTTTGTAACCCTCGCTATCTTGTTGATAGCTAATATATAAAATACCCCTCAATCTTTGTGATGGGGTCTTGTTTGTTTCTAGGTCTGTCTTAATGCTATCTATGTTATCAAGTTCATCCGGCTGAAAGGTTTCTTCTTTGATAGCTATATAGCAAAACTTTTGATTCAGTTGGAATATTTGTGCAGCATCATTTGGGGATAGTTCCTGTGTACCAAATGTTACTTTGATGGTCTTATCTTTTCGTGATGTTAAGTTTTCTATTTGTGCCGGTATTAATATCATAGTTATTTTTTATCTCCCCTGTCCCTTATAAGGTTTTGGTTTAGGTGAATGCTTGTTATAAGATTTCTTAGCCTGTCCTCTTTTGCGTTTGCCAAATGTTAATTTGGTTGAATCGTTTTTACCCTTTGCCATCTAATTTCTCTTTATGTTTATTTTTTAAATATTCCATATGTGTTTTAGTATCACCCATAACTGTATGACAGTATCTGCATAATGCCATAAGGTTTTCTATCTTGTCTGCCTCTTTGCTTCCCCCCATTCCCCTAGCTTCGATATGATGTATGTCTTGTCCTTTTGCACCACAACTTTCACAAGGGATAAAATCTTCTATTCCATATCCAAAATAGTCTAAGTATATTTTAGTGTGCTTTTTAATTACCTATCAATTTATTATAAATAGCAAATCTCTTGTTATTTATAGCGTCAAAGTTATATACCCTGTCACAGTATTCAAATAGCTTCTGACCGTATTCAATCCTTGCTGCATCATCAAATGTCAAAAGTTTAATCCAATAGTACCAATCCTTTTGATTATTCACATAGCATACCGGCATATCTTTATAAGGATGTACGTTGCTAACAATAGCCGGATTTCTTTTGGATGCAGTTTCTAATACCTTTAAATTAGATTTCATTGCGTTGAACTTATTATCTACTAAAGGGATAACACTAATATCTGAATCAGCATAAGCACCCATATATTTAGTTACACCTGCATAGTCATAGATAGTTGGATTTAACTTTAATCCATTTGTAAACACTCCAATCATTCTATCCCAAATATGTTTCTCCCCTAAATTGTAACCGGCAATAACTGTCTTTATAGGGAAGTTAATTTTTTTAATTGGGTTTCGTAATATATCCATATCCGGTGCGTGTGTGCCTGAACCTGACCAAAATAATCTAACCATATCCGAATCTATTTTGTCATCTTGGAATTGTTCTTTGCCATAAGGTAAAGCATTAGGCAGGATTTCTACATTGGTATTATACTTATATATTTCATCTGCCAACCTTTCGTGTGTGCAGGTGCAAAGGTCAGCCACTCGCATATATTCTGTTATGACTTCCGATATATTACTTTCCTTGTACCTTTCATATAAAACGTGAGACGGTGGCAAAATCCAATAGTCATCATTATCTACTATTAATTTAAAATCATATTTTAATTTCATCTTAACTAATAGCTTTGCATCTGTGGATGTTAAAAACCTATTGAATATAACTATGTCATAATTGTTATCAAATACTAATTCATTAATCGTATCTGTAATCATACAATAGTCTTTTTGCATATTAACTAAAGGCATCATTATTCTATGATAACCAACCCCACTAAATTTGCTTGTTACTGCTAGTATTCTCATAGTGGTAGGTAGTATGCTTTATTTCCGTTTGAGTAATTACATACATTATCATTATGTAAATCCCAAGTCTTTTTAACTAAGTCCATTTTATTGTACCCATATTTGTCACTACCATTTTGGTCTATGTGCAAGGCTCTAGTAGATGGAATAAATTTAGTATGCAATCCGGCTGCTCTTACTCTTGTGCAATAATCTAAATCAATTGCACCATAGGGGTCTAACTCTTGATTGAATGCACCTACTCTTTTTATAGCCTCTTTTGTTATTGTGAAGTTACCAATCAAATCTAATGAATCACCTGAAAAGCCATCTAATGAAATTGAACAAATGCCTATTGTCTTATCCTGCAAAAATTCATTTCTCATTAATAACCAATTGTCCGGTTCTAGTATATCATTGGCTAATAGTGTTACATATTCTATATTGCTAAAGTCTATTTTATTTAACCCTACATTAAGAGCATTGGCTATCCCTTTTTCTTTAACTATAATAAGCTGCTGAATATCTGAACCGGCATTTATTAAGTTACTACCTAATGTAGCTACACTATCATTCTGATAGTTTAAAAATATTACTGCGTTCATCGTGGTTTATTTTCTCCTATTTTTTTTGCCGGTACACCTGCATACTTTGAATATGGTTCTGATTCCCCTTTAAAAAATGCACTTGCTCCAATCATACAACCTACTTTAATATTGCTGAATTGATGCAATACTGCATTTAATCCTATGTTTGATTTTTCACCTATTACAGAATGCCCACCTATCTTAGCACCACAACTTATTGTAACATTATTATTTATAGTGCAATCGTGACCTATATGGCAATGTTTGAGCAAAAAACAATTATCACCAATATAAGTTACTTGCTCTGTCCCTGCATCAATTGTAACCAATCCGGTAACAATATTATTATTCCCTATGATAACTTTTCCCTTAGGCTTATCCCAATACTTTTTATGCTCGGCAAGGTCTCCTATAATACAATATGCACCAATGTAATTGTTATCACCTAATATAACATTGTCACCAATGATTGCAGTTGGATGTATATAATTAGCCATTAGTCTTTGGTTTGCGACCACGCTTCTTTGGTTCAGTAATTTGTGTCATAGTCAAATCCTGTTCTAATGCTTTTTCATAATAAGCATATAATCTTAACACCATATCCATCCGGCAGTTACCACACCAAATAGTTAAAATAAAACTAGGGTCAATATAAGTCCTATAAATATGCTCATACATTTTCATTATGCTCAAATCTAAATTCCTTACATAACCACTTAAAGCAGTTTCGTAATTATTATAATGCTCTTTTAAATATTGTCTGTGTTCTAATTCCATATCTTATAAATTAATGTTTCTACAATCGGTGCTAAAAATCCTGATATAAATAATACACTAGCTATGTTTACAATCAGTTCAGGTGTAAAGTATAGTATGACCCCAATCCACGCAGCCAAACAACTTCCACAATTGAAAGGTTTGAAATCGACTCCCCACTTACGGTGTAGGTTGTGTATAGTATTAAAAAATAATGATGCACATATGCTTGTTATAATTATTTGAATCATTTTCTTATGTGTTTTTTCAGTTCAGTTTTTGTTTGTTTTAGTGTTCTAATGATTGACATATATGGTATGCCGGTATGTCTGCTTAACTCTTTAGCGTTCTTATTAAAATCAAAAGTATATAGTTTTAATATTTCCTTTTGATACCAATGCAGCTTTTCTATTCCTTTTTCCATCACATCAATAACACAATAATTTTCTACATCTGCTAATTCCTTTTCTTTATACTCTGTGTAATTCCTGTACTTCTTCCAAAACTGACTTCTATCTGATTTAATCATATTAAGCATAGTCCTTACTATGTAAAACCTTATTTCATTCCTTTCATATAATCCAAACAATTTGCTTTCATCCATTTCAAGTAGCACTAAGAACACTTCCATCTTTAAATCATATTGCAATTCTTCCGGCTGCATCTTTGCAAATGCTTGATTGACTTCTTCGTTAAGCCAATATTGCTCTATAATTTTATTTTTGTCCATTCAATTAATACCGGTTTGTTTTCCTTTTCGGTACAAATATAGACTATTCCGTTACAATTATGAATATCTTGCAACCTTTCTTTTTGTTCAGGGCTTAACCTGTCTCCTAATTTTTTAACTTCTACTGCTAAATATTTACCATCAGATGTGTAACCTTGCAAGTCTGCCCATCCTTTTTCAATCGTTCCTTTTCTTTTACCGTAAGGAATATTATTCACTCTGTTTAACCGGCATCCAATAAATTCTAAATTTTTCTTTGCCCACTTTGTTAAATCGTTTGCTGATATGTCCATTATAAATTTTCTATTTCTTCTTTTACATCATTCCAATAATTCATTACTGAAAATTGTGATGAATCTAAATTTTTATCTAATGTATTTAATATCTCATCTACTGCTATTAATGCACATTTTTTAACATACGGAATAGATGATACTCTATCTATTGGACTTTCAATTTTAATCATACTAAAATATTTATAGTACAATTCTTTTGCTTTTTCTTTTGGTGTCATAGGTTATTGTTAAATTTATTTTCATAATATTCATCTGCTGATATATCCGTGTTTGTCATTCCATATACATAAGCATCAACAAATGCTTGTTTAATTGCTTCTTTTTCATTTTCAATGCATGAGTTTTTAAACATCTCCCAATGAATGCTATCTTTTTCAATATATAACATTTCAATTCTTGCTAATGCTAGTTCCATTGCTGTTTTCATATTTGATTGTTTTTAAAATGCTATTATTGTTTCTTTAATTTTATTTCTATACTTTGTTTTTTCAATATGTCTATGACAGTCGGCACAAGTAACTAAACTAAATCCTGTTAAATTGTTTTTCTCAATTTTAAATTCATTATACTTTTTTGTCATTCCACATTTTTTGCACTTCCTCATAAAATTCTTTTTTCTCTGTTATTAAATTTGTTTTTGTTTTTACGTCTTTATGTGATGCATAATAGTTTATAAAATCAGGAGTGTATGCATATTTTTGAATCCCCTGTTTTACATATTTAACCTGATAGATTTTCAAAATATTTTACTAAAGCTAGTTTTTTACATTGTGAATCAATAAAATTATCATCCTTTATCCTTTTACTAAATTCTTTAGCATCTTGTCCGTATAACTTATTTAGTTTTAGCAGGTTATCCTCACGAACCATCCTAACAATTTGCAGCATTTCGCTAGGTTCAAATTTCATTTTTCCCTGTCTTAGCAATATGGCGAATACCTTATCAGCATTAAAAACCCTGTTAAAGTCATTTTTAGGCGATTGTAGCCACTCTTTTTGGGTGAATGATACTATGTCATCATCCGTTAATTTGGGTGGCTCTATTGGGCTTAAAATCGGTTTTATCATTTTCCTAACTTCAATTGCCTTTTTTGTGTAGGCTGACATAACCTGCCCAATAAACTTAGGGCTGAACTTTTCATAGTGTTCGGTGCTGCAATCTAACTTACCCTGTACTGCCATTTTAAAAGCTATCCTAAACTCCTCAATGGTGTATAGTGGGTAGCTAGTCCTAATGAAATCCTCAATCACTACCATCTCATCCTTATCAGGATATTTGGTAAATCCTAGCAAAGTGAAGATGTAAGCTAAATTTTCCTTTAAAGTGACAGGTGAAATAAGATTTAACTTGCTGCCTTTGAAAGCATCAGCTATTTCATTATCAGCTATTGACCCACTCTTTAAGGGATGCCATTCGTTCCTGACTTGTGGCAGTTGGTTTAAATGTTTTTGTATTTCCATAACGTAGTTTATTTTTTATCCAAGTATTGACCCTTCTTTTTACATCGAAGAACTTTTCAAGTTCGTAGCGCAATTTACCATTTTTATCCGGCTCACACCAATATTCTAAAAATTCATCATAACAATCACCTAATAAAATTTTATATTCTTCTATGTTAGTTATTAATAATTCTTTATTATTTACTTTACTTTCATTTACTTTACTTTCATTTACTTTAGGTGTGTTACGAACACTTTTGTAATGCGTTACATTTTCGCTATCTGTTTGATTTTCACGCCATTGTGAAATCCTTTCCAAGTTTTTTTCTTTTTTTATCTTGTACTTTTCACTAAAGTTTAGCAATTGTTTGTTGAAAGTTTCACCATTGTTTGATGAAATTATGTCAATACTTTCCATAAAGTTCCAACATTTTTCTAGCTTTTTACCAACGTTTAATTGCATTTTAAGCACCTTAGTATTAATAGGCTTTTCCTGTTTAGCTAACTTTTCTAGTATAGTATAAAACAAACCAAGCCCTTCATAACCATACTCCATAAATAGCATAGAAACTTTTTCATCTTCAAATGAATTACTATCGTGTAAAAAATATTTCATAAAATAAAAATGGGGTTCAGATTCCCTGCTAGTCGTATTAGCAGTTCATCATCCCCCCAATATTGGTTAATAAGATATATACGACATACCTTTGTTTTAATTAGATGACAAATATAAATTATATTCATCTAATTCTGTACTTATTTGTAAGATTTTTTCTTTGTACCATACCTCTGTCTCCATTAAATCCTGACATTTTCTAATTGAATACAAGGTCGTGGTGTGATGACTAATCCCTACATAAGTAGCAATTTCAGATAGGCTTAACCTAGTGTAATTCCTTAATAAAAATGCAGCAGCCTGTCTGCCAAATACTGTGGTCTGTCTCCTGTTCTTAGCCTTTACATCAGTATTAAATAAATCTTCTACTAACTGTACTATTTTAACAGGCTTTACATTTTTACTTAACCGGTCATTACGCATTTTATTTGCCTCGTATATTTCCTTTTGTAGTGACATAACTAAAACGGTAGATTTTCTTTGTCTTTTGCCGGTACAAAATTGTCCTCATAGATTTGATAATCAGGATGGTTAGCTTGTGTCTTATAGGTGTTAACCCACATTGAATACTTTTTATCCTCGATTGTAAAGCTAATCACTTCACCTTTAGCAGTCTGCTTTTTCCAAGCTCCATACTTCTTTTTTACTTCGCTATTCATTAGTTTTTATTTTTTAAAAGTGAATATTTTGCAACATATTTAGTGTTACGTTTAGTTCCAACATTAACAATATCTGTTTTAATATTATGACCCTCATCTCTAAGGTTAAATACTATTGCAGCTAATCTTAATGTGCCATACTTTCTTAATGCCACCAATGGTGTTAGTGGTTCTTTTTTAAGGTGATTAAGCACCTGCGTTTGTTGTGTCATTCTGTTTGTTTTTAATTAAAGAAAAATTATATTGACTGTTTAAAAAGTTTGCGTTATTAGTAGTATAACTCCGGTAATTGCTTGAAACATTTAATGCTCTTACCCAATCATTAAAACTTAGTTTCTCTTTAGGTAAAGATATTCTACTAACTTTTATTCCCCAAATATTTTCCATATTAGTTTTGATTTTGATTAATAGTTCTTAATGCCTTTTCGTATTGCTCTGATGTAGTGATAGCACTTATCTTAATAGCTACCTTTTGTTTCATAGCTTCATCCCAAGTAGTCGTTTCTAGTTTGGTGATTAATTCCATCCTTTTAACTTCACCTACTTCGTCTTTATGCTCATTGGTTGCATCAGCATCCTTTGTGTCATCAATGGCAAATAAACCGTTCAATGCATATTTCCTAGCGTAGCTTGATGCGCTACCTGTTATCTGTGCAGCATCCATTCCCTTTTTTACTTCTTCTTCCCTAGCCCAACCGTTAACCGATATATGATTGTCAGTATTATCTAAAAGGGTTGCAGTAGCCTTTATATAAATCCTATCCCCTACCTGCACCACTTCATCACTTACCACTAATGCAGTCTTGTATTTGTTTAAGATAGGTTTTACTGCTTCGATAATGTCCTCTGCACTTCGGTATTTATATTTACCAAATGCGTTCATTTGATTTTTTGGCACTTTTAATTCTGCCTGAATGTTTACTAGGTTCATAGTTATTTGTTTAAAGTTATTGTAAATGATTGCTTATAAGATTTTAAAGGTATTTGACCACGTTCAAACTTTTTGCCGGTCTCCTCTATTTCTTTTTGTTCTTCTTTTAAGACATCTATTTGTGCCTGTAATTCAGCCCATCTAGGGGAATAACTTGCATAGTCATAAGTCTGTGAATCTTTAAGGCTTAGACTTGCTCCTAGATAATCATACTTACCCTTAGGGCATTTATCTAAAAAGTCTATAATGTGTTCTTCACTTTTTGCTCTTAATGTTTTAGTAAAGTTTTCCATTACTGAAATCTTAATAGCTACATCTTCGGCTTTCATTGTGCCATCATTTAATTCATTAGCCACGTTCTGTGCTAATATTTCAATTTCGCTTTTAGACGGTGCGACTTCCCAAATTGCTAGTGTGTTCATAGTTTATTTTTTTTAAGTTAAGCAAATAAATATTTCTTTATTTTCTGATATAAGAAAATTATTTTTATTATCCCATATAAATTCATATCCAAGAGCTTGGCATAGTTTTACTATTTCAATACTATTATGACCCTGAAATTTTATATCAAAATCAGTTATAGTAATATTATAAAAGTTTCCAATGCCTAATCCTGATTCTGCAACCTTTTTGTAGTTTTCGTAGATTTTACTCATAGTTTAAAGTTTTTGATTTTTGATTGCCTCAGCTAAATCTAATATAGATTTTAAGGTTTTGTAAACAATTAGTTCTGAATCGTTTACTACTAATAATTGGCTTTTAATAGCGTAAATTAGTAAATCAATTTTGGTGTTTTCTTGCATAGTTTTTTGTTTTGATTATCAATTAATGACAAGCAAATATACACCTTATGTACATAATATTCAAATACTATGCACTTATTTTTAAAAAATGTGATGAACGGTAAAATGTAAGGATAAGCGGCTACTTACTGCCATCCTGTAAGGGCAAAGACCTAGAATTGTCTACCCTCCTGTAGTGCTCCCCCCATATTGTATTGCAAAGGATAATGGCTTTAGATTCTACTTCTTCTTCCTCAGCCTCAGGAAAAAGAATATGCATAGATTCGTGTATGATTAACTCCAAATGCTTTTTGGATTTTACACGACTGTCTATTTCAATTTGGTTAAAACCACAATGAGCAAAGCCATAGACTTTCTGTCTGCCTAGTTTTCTATATATGACTTTAATTTTCTTCACGACTTTAATAATAGTTCATCCGGTCTATCAACTTCTTTGACTTCGTATTTACTGCCACCTCTTACTTTTGCCAATGCTTTTTTTATACTATTCTCCTCAGTATATAGTTCAGCTAACTTTTTAACTAGCCAAATCTCTTGCTCTACAATTGTCATCTTATTAAAGTTTTTAGGGTATCTCATATTATTTGTCAGTTTTATTGTGATATTTTCCACAGGTGTTGCAATGCAAAACTAATTTAATCACACCACTTGCTAAAATTCTTCTGTCTTTTCTTACTAAATCATCACTCCCACATTCAGGGCAACTGCCTCTGTCTGCGCCAAAGATAACTCCATAATGGGTCTTAGCCGGTATGTGATTGTTTAATTCTTTATGAACTTTCTCTAATAAAACCACATCTTGAATGCAATAATCAATCATTGTGTTCATTGCCTTTTTACAATTCTTTAGCATTATGTCTTTCCACAAATCAAAATTGGTATGGTTCTTTTGACCTAAGCCTAAGAACTTACCAATGTAATCAAGCCTGTTAGAATTAAACCTAAACTTAGACCTAGCTATTTTTAAAGTATCTATTGTATTGTATGTCGGAAACATTTCAATCCTGTGAAATAAACACCTTGTCCTTATCCACGCTAAATCGAACTTGTCTCCATTGTGACCTACTAATTCATCAGCTTCATTTGCAACCTTAATAAAATCTTGCAATAGCTTTTTATCATCCTGTTTGCTATCCCATTGCAAATAATAGACATCTTTGTCATCTTCCCATTTGTAACAAATACAAATGACTGCACGTTCTTTGATAATGTTCTCTGTGCCTATGTTCAATTTAAATCCGGAAGTCCAAAATAACCCTACGTTGGCACTTACTTCAATATCGAAATAAAGCCTTCTTCGTTTGGTTTTTAGCATAAGTTTAAATTAGTACAAAGCCATTCTTATCAACTTTGTTGTTTTTATGTAGTGTTAATAGTTCGTTAACCGACTTACCAAATGTTTTTTGGAAGTGAGGAGCATCATTAAATTTCCAATCGCCACCCCACTCATATCCGTATCTTTTAAAGATAGCCACAATTTCCTGCCAATCACTTTTACCATCACCATCAAAGTCTGTTTTTAAATCCCAACTTGCAGTCTCAAATGTGCCATTCTTATCCTTATCTACTAATAATACAATATCAATAGCTAATCCGTAATTATGGTAAGATTGTCCACCTTTAGCCTTTGTAACTATTGAACCTGCCTTTGTTCTGCCCTGTGCATATAATGCATCCTGTTCAGCAAATGTTCTTAACGTATATGCAAAACGACAAATAGCCGTACCTGTTAAGGCAGCAACAATTTCATCATACATTACTAATGCTTCTTCTCTTAAATTAGGGTGAAGCAATTGAATCCTTTCTAAAGTTTTTTGGTCTTTCATTATTCTTCTTTTTTATTTTCTTTATATCCTTTAATAAGTGTTGTAACTGATTCGACAGTAGTTAACCCTAATGCTACTGCACTTAATGCAAATGTAGCCCATACAAGGGAATCAGCAGGGTGAAAATCACCTTGTGTTTTTGAATTGTCATACAAGGTATAAAATAGTGCAAATGCACCAACTATGCCCACTAACCTTTTACTTGATGTCCCACTTTCAGATGAAAAAAATCCACCTATCCATTTAAAAATTGTTTTCATTTATTTATTATTTGTAGTGTCTGTTTTAGTCTTACCCCAAAAGTTTTTCTTTTCTTTAATTTGAATAGTATCGTGTATGTATATAGTGTCTATTCTAATTTTCATATCACTAATTTCCGTCTTTAAATCCAATACTTCTTCTTTTAAAGTTACAATTTTACTAATTGTTTGAGCAACTAATTTATCTTCTTTTGCTTTTGCTTTCTTATGAACCTCTATAAAATTACTTTGGTTCTTTGTTGCATTAGCAATTAACTCATTGAATTTAGCATCTTTTTGTTGCTCTAAATTTTGCTTTTGAGCATTCAAAGTGCATCCTGTTAATAAAAGTAAAAACAAATATTTCATTATTTAATGTTTTGTATTTTACCCAATTGCTCTAATGTACTTAATTTTGAAGTAGCTGCAGCCAATGATGAATCTGTTTTCCTAAGTGTATTTTGCATTACCTCAACCCTTACTTCTAGCTTTTCAACCTTTGCACTTTGTGAAACTATTTGCTCTTTAAATGTAGATTTAACATCTATATATAAATATGATATTGCTACTAATACTAAAAACAGGGTAGCTACAATTGGGTTTTTTGCGAATGATTTAAAATCCATTATGCCTGTTATTGGATTTAAGTTTTTTATTGCCATTATTCTAATTTATTTTATATTCTAATATTACCTATTATTTAAAACAATTTTTTATAGTATCCAACTGAATATCCCTGTGTACCGTAATTCATCAATATAAGACCCTTGTTAGGCACTTTTAAGCCTACCCCTATACTCGCACCCAAAACATTATTAAAGTTCCTTAAATCGCCTCCTATTAAAAATTCACTTTTTGGTTTTATAGTCTTTGTAATATATATAGTTTTTTCTTGTAGTTTTGCTTGAAAACCCCTGCCTATTATTTTATTTTGTGCAATGGTATCATTAATATAGAACGTATTTGAATCTATTTTTATTGTATCATTATATGCTTTTGTCTGCAAATATTCGTTAATTATACGAATTGTATCGTGGATTGGGATATATATTGAATCTTGTAAAAGTATATTATAAGGTATTGAATCCCCCTTTTTATATTTAGTCAATGTTTTAACATTGATTATAGTGTCTGTCTTTAAAACTATTTCATTTTTATTATAACTAGCTTTTGTCATTAATAAAATAATAACTATTGCTATTAAAATAACTACTAAAGCATTTTTCATTTTATCTTCTTAATTGCTGAAAGGAATATCTTAACCCAAGACCCATATATGCTATTTAGGAATTTCATCTTTTACTTTTTTAGTTGCATTGTAATAATAGCGAATAGCCATTACCCCTGAGATGATAGCAATCAAACCGGCAATTAATGTAATAATCGGTTGAACTGTTGAAATACTTACGATAGCTGATAAAAGGCTTATACCTGTGCCTATGTCGGCTTGATTGCTATGTGGTGTCATTATTTAAAAAATTATCCTAACCCTGCGTTTGGGTCATTTGGATTGTTAGTAAAATCATTTGCTTCTGTTTGTGGATTCTGCTCCTGTGCTAATTTGCCTAAGAATTGTAATAATGGCAATCCATAAGCAGTAGGAATAGTGTTAATGAATTGTTCTAATTCTTTTACTTGTTGCTCGTTTAATGTAATCATAATATTTATTTTTTTACAAAGATATAATTAAATAGTTGGATTTGACCAAGGGAGCGGCAAAACGATAATCGGTGGATTGATAATGTTCTCTATTTGCTTGTCTAAGTTAGCGTCAATAGTTGGCACATCTAAACCGGCATCCAACCAACTCTCAACTTGCGCCTGTGTTAAATCAGGGTAAGCAGTAAAGTCCGTTTCACTTGGAGTAGTGCAATTCATAGTACCGTAACTTGATACTACTATTTCATCTTGCGTTGCTATCCTGTTCCAATGAATTACGCTTACCACATCTAGTAAGCCATCGGATTTTGGCTTTGTGTCCATTTGGTTTATTACCCAATTTTTCATATTATTTATTTTCTATTTTTTTTAATCTTGCTTCTAATTCTTGTACTGCCTTTACTAAAGTTGCAGTTATTGCTTGATAATCTAAACCGATAAAATCTTCCTTTTGTCCTTTTGTTTGAACGTAAGCCTGTGGAATAAATTCTTTTATCTCTTGTGCAATAAATCCTAAATGCTTTTCACTACCTTCTTCATCTTTCATTCGGTATAAAGTAGGCTTTAAACCTAATATTGCATTAAGTCCTATTGTGCTATCCTCAAAATCTTTCTTTTTATTTATATCCGATAAAGCAGTGTAAACTCCGGTTGTTTGATTTATATTAGCTTTATCAGTACTATCAAAAGCAAAGATTAAACTTGTTCCTAAATTATTATATATATCCCAAGCGTGAGATGGTGATTGTAATTTTATCATTGCATAACTACCAACTAATGCTAAATTATAGTTAGTATATCCTTGTGGAGCACTTGTTCCCCCAATTAATACATTACCCCCACTTGGTTGTAATATTAAATTATATGCTGTAGCATAATCATTTCTCATTTGCTGAATCCAACCATTACCATCTGCTGCATAACCTAAATACATACCAACAAGACCATCATTTCTCCCAACAAAAAAAGCATTTGTAACATTAGTGCCTAAAGTTGGATATGCTCCAGTTCCTGCATTAATTTGTAATATTGTTTTTGGACTACTTGTTCCTATACCTACATTTCCTGTGGATGCTATGGTAACTTTTGCAGTAGATGAACTTCCTGTATAAATCTTTAAATTGTTTGCTGAATATATTGCAATATCAGTAGTCGCACTTCCTTCAACCCAAGCACCTGTACCAATGCCACCGGCAAATGCAGTTGAAGAATTATATAACCTTAATGCACCTTGGTCTAAATAGTTATTTATATATCCATTTGTTGTTACACTACTAGAGAATGTAGCTGCTCCTGTGGATGCTAGAGTTAAAGCTAAAGTTCCGTTTGTACTTGTTACAAAATCCGAACTTGCATTAACATAAAATAATAATTGACCACCTGCTGCACTATTTCCACCTACTATGTAGTTAGGGCCATTATTACCAAATTGTAAAACTCCCTCTGCGCCTGTCCTTACTCCTAATAATGTTCTATAACTTCCTCCATAACTAGAAACGGTTAAAGTTATTTTAGGGGCAGATGAAGTTAAATCTAATAAAGAATAAGGATTGTTTGTTCCCAATCCTAAAAGACCTGTACTTGTTATCCTTGCCCTTTCAGTATCAGCCGTTCCTAATATTAAATCCCCACCGTTTCTAGTTCCTATTGCAAAGTTTGTAGCATAGTTACTAAAGAACAAAGCTAAACCTGCTCTTGATATACCAAAGTCACTACCTGTTGCAGCCGTTGAATATTGTCTAAAATAAGAAGTAGCCGTTGAACTATTATTTCTAACTGCTATCTCCGAATAGTCAGTTGTGCTATTTGTTTGTAGTAAGAATGAAGCAGCTGCACTTGCATTGTAAATATGTAACTGTGCTAATGCTGAACTTGGGTTCCCGATTGTTAAATTAGTACCATCAAATTTAAAGTTACTAGAACTTGTTACGCTTGAAGTACCGTTAAAATAAGTTACTTGTCCACTTGTCCCTGTGCCTGTTACCGGATTTGTTATTGTGTTTTGCTTACCGTTAAAAGTATTCCAATCCGTTGAACTTAAATAACCATCTTGAGAAGTGTTAGCAACTTGAATGCTAAATGCTCCTGTTGTATTATTATAACTTAATGGAGTTGTAGCACTTAAAGAAGTTAAACTAATACCACCTAAACCGGCTAAGGTATAAGTCGGTACATTTAAAGTATTGGAAACTAAAGTAGCTGAACCACTATTCCCTGTTGTAGTTAAACTTAAAGTGCTTTGCTTATTGTTAAATGTTGTCCAATCCGCACTTGCTAAAGCTCCTCTATTTGTTGCACTTGCAGTAGGTACGTTTAAAGTA